ACAAAATCATGACCCTTAATTTCGATTACGAGTCTTTCCACATTTTCTGATCCGGGAATTTTACTCAAAATAGGCGATATTCTTCGTAACTCATCTCCAATATCACCCGATTCAAAAACAATTTCGTTGTCTAATAAATCTATCCAACCTCTCATCCACCCATTATCTAGGGCATCTTGATAATTAAGATTATATTTCTTCCGCAACACTAGATCATGTTCTTGACTATCGGGAAAAGTTATTATTTTGTCTTTATCGGTCACCCAGAATTTCACGTTTATTCTTCTTTTGATGTTTCAAACGGAAATTCTTCTGGTTGTGTTTTGGCAGACGATTCTATTTCCTCTAAAGCTTCTTGTAAAAGTTCATAAGTCCTGCTAAGTTTTGCGACTGTAATAAAATACTCGGGTCCTACTAATTCTCGCCAAGAGTCCATTTTCGCCAAAACCTCTTTTAAAGAGTTTGATAAGTCCTCGTGCATTGCTATAGATTCATCCCCTTCTTCTGAAGCGTTAATCTTATTCTTGAAGAACTTGTCCTCTAATCTCTCTAATTCGTCTGGGGAAGCGTTGTAAAGTTCTTTAAGTATCTTTTTAATTTCTTTAGGCTCTTTCCCTTGGTCCATCATAGTCTGGGCTACCTCGAATAGGCTATTAATTTGAACATTATCTGGAAATTTTTCGACTATTTTACCGCTCATTTTACTAACAAAATGTTTATTCATTATATACCCCCTTTTTATCTACCATCTCGAAAACCTACCAATTCCTCCGGCCCAGGCATTTGGCCCCATATCAGATTGACCACCTTGGTCACCCCCCATAATTTTAGGCAATTCATTCTGCACTAAATAATGAGCCCCCACTGCCGCACACGCCAAGTCATTATGTTCGTTTAATCCGTGGTCTACCTTTTTTAAATTCTCTGATCTATTTAAATGCAGCAACTCGTGAATAAGTCGCCCAGCGCCGCTCATTTCTGTATAGGGATTTTTTCCAACATCTGAATCAAGCGGCGGTAACATAACAACCTTACCAGCATAAACGTCCTGTAAAAAACTAAGATAGTGGTCCATTGTTAATTTAAATTGGTCTGCATCTATCTTGGAAAAACATAAATCCTGTGTTATTGCGGTGCTGTTCCAGTGGTCAAATCTAACCACCGTAACATTTTGCTTTATATTAATATCTTTTATCAGTTTAGGAATGCATCCAAAAGAAACAATTCTTTTTGGCTTTGCCGCGGGAGTTATACACATGGCCCAATCGTAGACCGTAACCCAAATAGGGGCCGGCTTACCTCCCACCACAGTATTCCGCCATTCCCCATGTGCCGAGACCAAGGCGAACGCGTCTTTACTAAGCCCCGCGTCCCCAAATATAACCTTTTTTGAGTTCCTATCAATTGCACAAAACTCAACTTGTTTTCCAATATAATTCCCCCCTTTTGGGTCTGTACTATATACATCCATAAATGTAGCTGTGGGTTTTAACTTTGCGTCGATTGCTCTATTAAAACTATCCACATCTGTAACAAATGGACTTTGAGCTAATGGGGGATTTGCACCGAAGTCTCTTTCTGCACCAATTGGATCTAAGTCGTAATCCTCTTGAAAGTTTTCTCTTGGTTGATATGGGTTAAATTCCCATGTAGGTTTATGTACAAAATAGATATTTTTTACGCTATCCGACTTTTTCCCCAAATTCATCGCATAGTCTGTAGCTGATATTGGGCTGGTAGTGGATACCTGAATCCCAAAACAGTTGGGAACAGTCTTAATTAATCTAACCGCTCTAACTGTTTTTAAACTTCTGGAAAAAACACTATAAACTTCATTAGCAGATTTTTTAGACCCGGACCCGGTATCGTCAAACCTAGACAGCTCATCAATAAATGAAGCGATTCTTGTAGCGCCGGCGATCCCGGCAGAGTTGCTACTGAAACTTTCAAAATTTACCCTGATATGTTTATACTTAACGGAGGATTTAGACTTGTCTTCATAATACTGATTCTTAACTGTTTCTATGTCTCTTAGTTTTTTAAGATAACTTTGTAACCAAGTACAATTATCCCGAAGTCCTCTATATGCTTCATAAATAGTTTTTTCCGCCTGTTTTGCGGTTGTGGCAACAAACCCAATCTCAAACTGCTGAGTAGGGGATTGCCCGAAAACCTTTTGGATTGACCTAGATATTAGTAATTTATGCTCCAGGAACGATGCTATAATTGCGGCTGTGGTGGATTTAGCAGACCTCATACCAATGATTAACAGCATGGTATTATAATTTCTAACTAATCCGTTTTCTATAAATTCAGCTCGGGTTGTTTTACATCTTGGGCATTCATCATCTTTATACTGAGAACTCCATATCAATAAAGGCTGTGCTTCTAGAGTCTCTCTACTCTTGCCCTTGCACTCTAAATCATCCGGACTTGAACAAATGGGGCAAAGCAGTTCAAAGAAATCTCTTAATGTCTGATACTGCCCAAAATGATTGTAAACAGTTCTAATTTCGTCAGTATCTTCATCCTCAATCATAAAGTTGAGGTATTCCGGCCTAGACGCCCACTCAATAATATTTGGAGCCGGCTCTCCTACATTCTTAAAAAATGTATCTAGAGCGGAGTCTCCGCTTGATTTACTTTCAGGGTCCCTGACACTGTTTGCATGTTCGGTAATTAGCGAATTTATGTTAGAGGTTATGTTATCAAGAGATATGTTTTGATGATCAAACGAATTCATTATCCAGGGTTCTTTCTTCCAGCACAGAAATGAATATCAAAATACCGTTATCAAACCCAGCCTGAAAGTCATAAAAAATATCATGGCCATCAGGACTGAGATAAAATCCGTTAAACTTAATCAATCCTGAATGCTTAATAAATACTCTATCAATTATTTTCTCGTCAGTGGCCCCTATTAATTGCACAAAAGGATTGGTATTCCAATCCTCAGTGCCAAAATAAGGTCGTTTACTTTCAGGTACAGTCTCATAAGTAATATTTTCTAATAACAATCTACCATGCTCGGAAACTACATAATTATCCAGACTCCTGTAAAAATTCTTAGTCTGAAATGTCATGTCTTGTAGGTGGGGTAAAACGAAATCGCAGTTGAATCTTATACAATCAAAACCGGACATTTTGCCTCTTTATTGTTGGTTAAATTATTTGTATGACATTAGAAAATACGTATACGTATATAATACCAAGACTGATATGGAAACCAAACAGCTCCAACTACAAACCTTTTCTCCTGTAAGCAATTTACCAACATTACTGACTAAAACCTTGCCTGAGGCAAAGTAAACATAAAGACCAATCAGCATTAAACTGTACATTGAAACCTGATCCAAAAATATCATTTCTAATCCTTTCTACTGTTTATTTATCACTCTAATCCCGTTATGCTTATGTTCGTTTTTTCCGGTGCTAAAGCCGGCTGAGCAGTTGCAATAAAACTTCCCATCTAACGGTTTATCAGGACCACAATCAGTAACAATACCTTTGCACTTAGTACAATAAAACACAAAATCCATTCCCTTTATTCGCATTTTTAGCTTCCTCTTCTTGGTTTATACAAAATTTACAATCTGGATTAATAATTCCTCTGTTTTTGTGCCAACGGATATGCATAGCGTATTTCCCATGCTCTGATTGTCGTAGTTTAACTTCAGGTCTATTTTGAGCAATTTTATTGGATTCAGATTGTTTCCTACTTATACCCACCTTTTCTTCTTCAGATTTCTTAACCCAAATATCTAATAATTTCTTTTTGGTTTCTGGTTTATTCTGGGAGATGATGCCAGATTCAGATCTTTTTCTATTGCTTTCAGCTTTCTCTTCTCCAGATTTATTAGCTTTAGTCTCAGCCCGTTTCTTTTTAGTTGCATTTTTTTCTTCATCAGATTTACTAGAAAAAGTATCGCCGCCCTCACCGCCATCGGTTAAATTATAACCATTTGGATGTCGGGTTTGAAAATGCTTTATAAAATCTTTTTCTAAATCATTTAATAGCTCTTTAATATAACCATCTCTTTGATACAGAATTAGTACTGGAAAGTTCTCTATGCCATGACACTTAACCGCACTAAATAATCGTTTAGATCCGTTACCATGAAGATGCAAATAAGGCCTGGACTGAGATGAAGTTATATCATCTTTCTCAGACTGACCAATATATATTTTACCATTAATTTTATTTGTTATTCCATAAATAATCATAATTCCATCAATTTATTTTAAACTGATCTTTTATTAAATTGATGGCTTCTTTGCTACTGAAGGATAGACCATCATATAGTCGTTGTTGATGGCCGGATATTATCCTATCAACCTCGTCAGAATCTTTTACGCAACTTTTCAAAGTAATTTTTAACAAATCGTTCTCTTTGACCATGCTCTGTAGAGCACAAATGGTATACTTCTGAAACGCAGTCTGTAATATAACTTTAACCAACTGCTCATTAGAATTCATCTTAGATAATTCAACTAAGAACGATTTTAGTTCTTTTATTAAAAGAACGTGGTTAGGGGCGTTGGCTATAGCAATTTTACCATCAAATTCTCTTTCAAACTCTTCAACCTGTAATTTAGTTTTTTTGTAGAGAGCTTCAAATTCATCGTGTACCGCAACTCTCTTGTCTACAATCTCACAAAGAGATTGTCTGGTATTTTCTGGAACTTCACTTTTGGAAACTTTAACAACCGCATTCTTCTTGGTTGCTTTTCTGTGTGCAACTACTAAATCAATAGGAATATGTTTATGAAAATGATTATGTAAATTAATTTCATTGGGTAGTAAAATAGAAAAATTCTTTTCTATAAATTTCTCTTTTAAATAAGCGACTATGGAGGACAGGGTAAGCCCATCTGTAAATCTGAGTCGGTGTATCTGAGTAAATAAGTCGTTGTCTGCATAAACTATCTTGCAGACTTTACATTTACCCCAAAACTTGAATCTCAGTTTAGCGAAATCTAATTCGGGTTCTGGCGTCTGTTCCGGTTTCTGTTCTTGTTCCGGTAACGGGACCGATTCTTGTTCTTGTTTCTGTTCTTCCGACATTTTAGTCTATTTCTTCCGAGTGATTTACGTCTGATGGCTTTATGTTAATTACATGTTCCAATTTAATACCGTAACCATAGTCCACATACACATAACCATTATAATCAATGCCAGTGATGACACCACCAAAATTTTCTAAATCAGAATTACCAAATCCACAAATCTTATCCGAATAATTGCAAATAAATTTTTCTGTTACTGAGTTATTCATGTTATTTTATTATAAAATATATAGCGA